CGGGCCCATAAAACGCGTGTGTTTTATCAGGTCACCCGGAAGTCGAATGTTCGAATCATTCTCCCGTTAATTTTTAGAATCTCTCCAGGTTGTAAAAATTATACCTTTCTTTTCAACTGAAACACGTGTTCGACGACGATACTCGCACCCATGAACGTCAAAATCGCGTTATCGTATTGAAATCCGTACGCCACGAGCGCGAAACCCCAGATAAACGCCAACAGATCCGTCACGGGTGCCGCCATGTAACTACAGTTCGACTCGGTTGGTAACGATGCCTCCATGATTTGATAATATGCATACCCAGCGATGGTAGATAGCACCAGAGCAATGGTATGTTTATTCATGTGATAACCCCACATAAAAAAATAACCTCACTATATATAAAATGTCTGGTGGTATTGCCCAACTCGTCGCTGTCGGTGCCCAAGATGCCCATCTCGTCGGCCAACCTGAAGTCAGTTTCTTCAGATCTAACTATCGTCGTCACACGAACTTCGCCCAAACTGTGGAGCGCCAAGTGCTTCAGGGCACTCCATCCGCGAATGGCATCTCCACCGTTCGTTTCGAACGCAAGGGTGACTTGCTCGGATACTGCTACATCACGCGCCGTAACCCAAATGCTTACAGCAAAAGCACGTGGGCCTCGCGCATCAAGAAGGTCGAGCTCTTGATTGGTGGCCAAGTCATCGATGAACAAACGTCTGTGTTCTCTCAGAACATCGCACCAGTCACGATGGCCCAAAACTACACGAAGTCTCCAATTGCGAACAACGCGGACTGTTCGTTCTACCCACTCCGATTCTCTTTCTGTGAAAACTGGCAATCCGCGATCCCATTGATCGCACTCCAGTACCACGATGTGGAATTGCGTATCACGTGGAACGCCCCAATTGACACGGATTACGAAGTCCACGCGCAGTACATATACTTGGACACGGATGAACGCACCACTTTGGCGTCGCTCCCACAAAACATGGTGATCACCCAAACACAGAAGTCTATCGCGTCCATCGCCGCCATCCAAGAGGTGAACTACAACCACCCAATCAAGTACATCGCGTCGTACGATAGCGGTGGTCACGGTTTCTCCTCTGGCAAGGTCAAGTTGCAAATCAACGGTACCGATGTCGCGGATGCCAAGCCAGCGAACCCACACTACATGGGGTGCAGCTTGTACTACCACACCTCGTCGTCCACGATTGATGTTTCAGATGAAACCATCTTCTTGTACCCATTCTGCCTCGAGACCTCCAAGCTCCAGCCAACCGGTTCTCTCAACTTCAGCCGATTGGACTCTGCGCGATTCGTTACTGATTCGGGTACCTTCGGTGAAGACATGTACGCTGTCAACTACAACATTCTCCGCATCGAAAACGGTATGGGTGGTTTGATGTACTCGAACTAAATTTATTTACACACTAATAACAAATGCTGTGGAAGTATTTGTTTCTTATAGGATTTGTGTTCGTACTCACGTACGATCCAAAATCCAGGACACTCGAAAATTTCATCGCACCGAATGCCCCGTGTAGAGAAGGACATTATCAGGAGGTGCAATTCGCAGAAAAAGGTTATCCATGCCCACAGAACAAACAAACACATATGGGCGCAATTATATCTACTTAAAAAGATTCAACGTTTCTATTACATAAATATGTTGTCCTTCGACCGAGAGACTCTCACGATCGTGGCCATCGTGACGTGCATCGCCGCGACTGTGTACATCTATAAGGAATTCTCCAAAGCTAAAGATGATATCGAAGGTATCAAAGGTTTCTGTAATAAACTCGTTCAAGCGCACACCCCACCCCAACCCCGTCCAACGACCTCTAAGACCATCGCCGTAGAGGAAGACGACGAGGATGATGAACCAACTCCCGTAAACGCCGAGTCGGAGGAAAATTAACATCTCCGGAAATTATAACTTGCGACCAGCGCAATGAAAAAATACAAGGCCATCGCGATACCGGTAACATTTACGGGAGATAAACCAAGGTTCCTCACAGTGAGAGATAAGCGCTTCAAAGATTGGATATTTGTCACGGGAGGGTGTAGACGACGGGAGATTTTTAATCCCATTCGTTGTGCTCTCCGTGAACTCGAAGAAGAGACGCGTGGGGTCGTGTCTCTTAAAAGAGGTGAATATACAGAATTTAAATTTACAGTCAAAGAGAGTCCCACAGTGGACCTCGAATATAACGTATTCGTATTCTTTGTGAATTACACGAAACCAGAACAATCCGAACTCGTTAAGAAATTCAACGAAGAAAAACAAAAAATGATGATTAAAAAAATACAAAAGCAACCCATCAAGCGCACACACGATGAAAACGATTTCATGGCTTTCGAAACACTTCAGGAGTTTCGGTCAAAGAAACAGTGGGATAGGATCACCAAAAATATCCTAGAAAACCCAGAATTCTATGCGTGTGTGACTTCTTTGGATAGAAAATCCTTTGCTATAAAATAATGAAGTCCAAGAGTTACATTCTCATGCAAATCAAGGACTTGCTTTTAAATAGACGTGATTACAGCGAACGCAGGGCATCTGCATACATCGAAGATGTCAAAGAAAAAACAGTCTACGAACTCTTAACCTTGAAAAAGGAACTAAATGAATCAGAGGAACTGTATCCAGACGTGTCTCTCATGCGTACCATAAGACACGGCATAGAAGATGAAGATGATTAAAAAAATGAATAGATGTATTGGTAAGTAAGGATGTTCAGAAACTGGTGCAAGACCAATGGTTTCTGCAAAGCTACCAATCTATCACATGTGCTCATGGACGGTGGTGTCCTATCCGTGCCTTTTGATAGATTGAATGACTTTTATGAAAAGTACGTGGAGTGTATAAACTCGGGCGAAAAGCTCTTCGTGGTCGAACAAAAGACTGTGGACGCGTACAACTTTTTCGTGGACCTCGATTACAAGGATGACGACGCGATGACTATGGAAGAAGTCGAGCGCGTGTGTCGTGTCATTTGTGATAAAGTGTCTAAATACGGTGGAAAGGACGCCCTCGTCTCCGTTGCAAAACCAAAACCTGTGGGTGACCTCATGAAAACGGGTGTACACATCAATTGGCCCGATTTTCCAGTCAATAGATCATCAGCCATCGCACTCCGTCAGCACATCATATCTACACTAACACTCGTGTACGGTTCCAAAGATTGGGAAAACATTGTGGATTTATCTGTGTATGGAAGCAGTGAAAGGAATACAAAAGGGAGTGGTTTCAGAATGCCTTGGTCACATAAGAAGGGTAAACACGAGGCGTGTAATGGTGCGGGGTGTGCTGCATGTGATAAGGGAAAGGAAACACAGGGTGAGTATTTGCCTGTATTCATTTACAAACATGGTCCACTCGCTATGTTTCAGCGAGTTTCACCCGAACCGAGTGTGAAACTCATGCACATGGCCACACTCCGAACACAAAACGTGGAACCGAAGATCATTGAAGGAACAAAGAAGGTTGAGGGTACGTTCACGGCCGCGCAGACCAAAAATGAGTTCACGGATCCAGAAACATTGGCGCTTCTAGAAACCTTCATTCGACGAAACATGGATGGTCAAGTGAACGCGAGGGTCACAAAGATTTACAAGGAAAAGAACAGTTATCTCGTGGCTACGACGTCCAGATATTGTGAAAATACAAAGAGACAACACGGGTCAAATCACGTGTGGTTTCACATTTTAGGAGACACCATCTGCCAAAAATGTTTCTGTAGATGTGAAACCATTCGCGGGCGTCACTACGGATTCTGTAAAGACTTTTCAGGACGCAGACACCAACTCCCAGAAAACATCGTGGAAAAGCTCGACGTCACGAAGTACAAACCCATTCCAAAAAAGAAGGTGGAACCTAAACCCACCAACGATGTAAAGGGTGATCTCAAAAGGTACATCCAGAGACACATACTCAAGGATGTAGAATTTGACATCACGGACATCAAGAAACAAAAGGGTATCAAGAAGAGAGCCATACACACAAATCACGCGTGTACCGCATGTTCCCAAACAGTGTCCTTCAACACAGACAAGGGAACGATAAAACAGGTGTGTGCGTGTGCCACTCGCGCGCACTTACTTATAGATAAAATAGCAAGTAAGTTATAGATGCTAGCAGTTGTATTCCTCATCGCAGTCATTTACATGTCCTCGAAGCTCATTAAAAAGGGTGTGGAGCTAGACACACTCGATTCTCTCATACGCGAAACACACAAGTATTCAGGACTCAATGAAGTTCTGTACCGTGAATTCCTCGCCAACATAAACATGGCGAGGGAGTACAAGGGACACGACGATATCTCCAGAAAACTCCTCGAACGCGCCATCAAAAACATGGAAGAACTCGCACTCTACGGCCCTTCTTCCGATTCTACGCTCATAGAAGAAATCGATGACCTTCTCGTGCGCATAACGCTCGAATTTGAGCTTTTATACAGAAGAACTTAAAGATTACGCACGTTTTAAACAAAAATGGCTACCAGAACACGCGCAGGACGAGTTTCTAAACCACCGGAACGTCTCGAAATCTTCGAAGAAGTCGAAGACGATTACACGGATGACGACGAAGACTACGAGGATGACGAATCCGATTTTTACTCCGAATCAGACGATGAATCTGAAGACGATCATGACGATGATGAAGATGCCGATGAAAACGGTAACTTAGCTGGATTCATCGTGGATGACGAAGAGGATGAAGACGAAGATGAGGAATAATCTACTTAAAAAAATCATCCGCCATTTTATAAAATGGAGAGCGATATAGGTAATCCCATTGAATACACTCCAGATATCATGGATAAACAAGAAACGTCTTCTCTCAGAGACGTCATGGATGAACCACCACAAGAGGAACAGTCCATGTATTACTATGCACCTCCACCTCCACCACCTCCTTCGCCGTACCAAATGCATCCCGAAAAGATAGATCTATTCGGTAACCTCGACAAGACTGCCTACATCGTCATCTTCGTCGCCTTCATTCTGGGATTCTTCATGGGGAAAACCATGCAACCAGTCATCCTTCGTCCAGGTTGAGAATCCCTTAAAGTCAGTCGTGGGTTCATCCTTTGACTCCAAAAAATATGCTCTGCTCACTACGAGTGGGTCTCTAGAAATAGCGTCTCCAACTTCGGTCGCAGACACGTGACTAGGTTCATCTTCCATCTTCCGTTTAAGTTCTCTGACTTCTCTGTCTTTCAGAATTAAACCGAATATGTACAACACGATAAGAATGGTCACCACGTTGAGTGCGATGGTCAACATACTTATTATATGTGTGATTTTAATTTTTCATTTTAGTT